AATGCGCGCTTGATATTTATTTGGAACTTTACATTTTTGCAAGGATTCACCTTGAGACTGGGGCATACCATCATCCTGTAATTTACTGTTAATCCAGTCTGTCTTAGCAACGTCACAGAAAGTTGCGTAAGGGTCGGGAGAACCATCATCAGCATCAGCATCATCAGCATCATCATCTGAATCTGAATCTGAATCTGAATCTGAATCTGAATCTGAATCATCCTCTTTCTTTTTCGTGTCATCACCCATCATCATGAAAGATGACAGTGAAGAACAGCATACCATCATAAGACCGACACCTGCTAACATTGGCACGGCAGTCATTTTTATATTAAGTTAATATTATTTTCTAAAATTCTTCATCGAACCCAATTTCATCTGAGGTATCGTCCATCTTTCCGTATTAGGAATGTGTCCATGTTTTTGATGGATATTCGAACGTGTGTATCGACCCCTCACTAGCATTACTAGATGTAAGTTCGCCAGATTTTGCCTCATCCATCCATGTATGGTCAGTGCCATAAAGCATGACCTTAAGTTTATGAAGATTGTGTGGAGTATCCGATTTACCATGAACGACAACTTTGTGTATTCTCTTTATTCCACCAAGGTTAATTTCAAGCCAGTGTTTTTGTGTTGTTCCCCCTGTACGTGAAACAGATGTTAAATCATCATCAACCAAATTACCGGTAAGAGAAGCATACTCTGGATTTGATGCATCACTCATAGTTACTGTTCGATTTAGTGCTATATTTTTACCTTTTTCATCAAACACTTCAACTTCTGATAAATTTATAAATCTATGTTCTTGGTTAGTAATATCGACGGTCTTTCCTACTCGTACGTAGACAGCTTGTGGGAGGAGAGCGATTTCTTCATCTGTCATAGGAACTGGTGTTGGGATACCCACTTCATCCACTCCAGGGGTCGTGACTGGGGTTTCATCCCCATTACCCATAGAAGCAGCGAAACTAGAAATCACACAACACACACTGAGAAGACCGACACCTGCTAACATTGGCACGGCAGCCATTTTTATATTAAGTTAATATTATTTTCTAAAATTCTTCATCGAACCCAATTTCATCTGAGGTATCGTCCATTTTCCCGTAATCCCCAACCCTTTTTTCGAAGAAGTTTGTTTTACCGTCAAGGCTAATATTTTCCATAAAGTCAAATGGATTTTTGGAGTTCCAAATTGGGGGTTGCCCAATTTGTTTGAGAAGGCGGTCCGATACATACTCGATGTATTCAGCCATTTTCTCAGAGTTCATACCAATGAGATTACATGGGAGTGCGTCAATGATGAAACCCTTTTCAATTTCAACCGCCTCTTTAACAATTGAGTGGATGGTTTCGGTCGAAGGTTTGTTTCTGAGTAGTTTGAAGAGTTCGACAGCAAACTCTTGGTGAAGCCCCTCATCCCGGGAAATGAGCTCATTACTGAAGCAGAGACCAGGCATTAGACCTCTCTTTTTCAACCAGTAAATGGCACAGAAACTACCAGAGAAGAATATACCCTCAACACATGCAAACGCAAAGAGACGTTCAGCGAATGGGCGAGTTTTGGTATCGAACCACTTCATGGCCCAATTCGCTTTTCTTTCAATACAGGGAACAGTTTGGATAGCTTCGAAAAGTTGTTTCTTTTCAGTAGGGTCCCTAATATATTTGTCGATAAGTTTAGAGTATGTCTCCCCATGAACCATTTCATTGTGGCATTGGTATGCATAAAATGAACGAGCTTCGGAGATTTGTACCTCATCCGCGAAATTGTTATTGATATTTTCAAAAACAATTCCATCAGAACCAGCAAAAAATGCCAGGATATACTTTATGAATTTTTGTTCGTTATCGTTTAGAGTCTTCCAATCGTCTAGGTCTTTAGAGAGGTCTACTTCCTCAGCAGTCCAATTGGACATTTGAGCCTTCTTATAGAGTTCCCAGAGCTCAGGATACGCCAGGGGGAACACGGTGAATCTGTTTAGGGTTGGGGATAGGATTGGTTCGTACTCTTGTTCTATATAGTCCTGAAAGTCAAAATAGGACCCGGTGTGATTTCCGTTAATAAATATTTGAGGGTAGGCTGCAACTTTTCCACCACACAATTTAGTGAGTTCTTCTTTGTCGACCATGATTTTCTCATACTCGAGATTCTCCGACTCACATAGTTCCTTTGCGTGGTCACAATATTTACACTCCTCCTTTGAATAAATAATAACTTTCATCTGTGATATTATCCTTGATTATTTTTTGTCAGAAAACTCTAAGCATGATTGTGCCCTCTGATATAAATCAATATGATATAGTAAAAGTTTTAGTAAATGAAGACGGTGTTGAAGACCAAATGTACGGTATAGTTGGGATGAACACCGGTAAGACCCTTGGCCTGAGATATCTCAATGCAACTGAATTGGTTTACAAAAATGCATGTGTATATGAACTTGAATCGACGGAGCTTTCTCCCGCCCCGTATGAAAGTGTTATGGAACACTACCCTATAGGAACTAAGTTTGAAGATCTGGAAATGAAACCCCTAGGTATGGATCGTTTTGCATTCTATTCAGAAATAGACGTCGAGGATAGTGATAGTGACATTTATGACGAAGGTCAAGAGAGTGGGTCTGATCTAGAAGGTTTTGTTGTATCCGATAGTGAAGTAGTGGGTCAGGATATCCCTTTACCCCCGGGTCATGAGGCGATTGATAAAGAATGGAACAAGTGGGAACCATCCACTTCAGGTGGAAAGAGTTTCAAAGAAACGATTGATGCAATCGAAACGAGGGTTAGACGCCTAAGTGTATGATGCGTTGTTTGAAAATTTTAAAAAAGAGTACCACATTCAAAACAATGCTGGCAGCTATATGGAAACAACTAGAAGAAATAAAACCAAAAACAACCGAAGAAAAGCCAGTTAATAATAGTATATGTAAAATTTGTTCCGGTGTAAAAGTTATTACACGTGAAGGACTCCCCACGTGTTCTGAATGTGGGCTTGTTGATTCTTATTTCGTAGATGATTCAGCTGAATGGACGAGTGGAATGACAGATGATGGTAAAGTGAATGACCCCGCCAGGTGTGGTAATCCGAATGCAAATCCGGAACTTTTCTCACAGGCGTGGGGTAAGGGTACAATTATATCTACACAACACTCTTCAACCTATGAAAACAAACGAATGGCGAAAATCAATTTCCATATGTCTATGAATCATAAAGACCGGTCATTATTTCACGCGTACAAAGATATTGACGAAGCATGTCATACACTCCAAGATTCTATTCTAAAAGACGCTAAAATATTATACAGAAAATTCAATAATGAAAAACTCACCAGAGGTGCCGTACGTCTAGGTATCAAAGCCAACTGTGTTCTATACGCGTGTAGACTTGCTAAAAATCCAAGAACAACCAAAGAAATTGCAGATATGTTTGGAATTCAATCGAAAGATGTGAGTCGAACAACAGATATATTCAAGGAGAATATATTGGGGGCTACAAAGAAAAATTACGTAACCAAGTCATTTGACGTAATGCAAAGACTTCTCAATGCTTTTGAAATTACTCGAGAAGAGAGGTTAAAATGTGTTCGAATGTGTAGTTCTACAGAGGATTGTGTCGCGTTAATGAGTAAAACCCCGAATAGTGTTGCATCAGCAATTATTTATATTGTCATTGGTCATAGAGTTACAAAAATAGAAATGTGTGAAAAATGTTCCGTTTCTATCCCCACGCTAAACAAGATAGAAACTATAATTAAAAAGCACTTAGAGGCGAAAGGTTAGACATAGTATATGACGAAGTTGTTTCTTTCTACACCATGCTATGGTGGATTATGTTTGGAAAAGTATATGAGTAGTATAATTCAACTTCAAGTTCTTTTAATAAAAGAGGGAATCCAACTCTATTTGGATACTACAGAAAATGAGTCTCTCGTGCACCGTGCCCGTAATGTAGCTGTCGGTCGTTTTTTACAAAAAACAGATTGTGATTATTTCATGTTTATAGATGCTGATGTACATTTTGACCCTCCCGCAGTTGTGCGACTCTTAAAATCTGGGCATGACCTCTCAGTTGCGTGTTATCCCAAGAAGGTTGTGATGTGGGACCAAGCTGCAGACGCAGTAAGGAGGGGTGATGACCGTGATATGTCTATGCTGTCATCGAGTCTCGTTATCAACTTTGGGGCACTGAATAGACCAGTTGAAAATGGTTTTATTGAAATTCTAGATGGACCTACTGGTTTTATGATGATTAAACGTTCCGTTTTTAAATCATTGGAGGATAAGTTTCCAGAACTTTGGTGTAAGAACGATCACCAGAATAGAGATTTTGAAGAGTATCACGCATGCTTTGACTGCATGATAGACCCAGTAACCAGACGGTATTTATCTGAAGACTATGCATTTTGTCGTCGTTGGCAACAAGTAGATGGTAAAATTTACGCAGATGTAAACACCACATTAGGGCATGTAGGTAATTTACCATTCTCTGGATGTCTAGGTGAAAGGCTTAAGGCTTAGGGTATACATAGTCCTATGAAGCTTGTCACTTTGCTAGTCACCCGTTCGAAAGCGTGCAGTGTTAAAACATTACACACAGTTCTTAGAATTAACCTGACATGTATGCAAAAGGGAGTTGATAATGAGATTTCATACGTAGATGATGACCCTTTTCTAAAGGCGGAGGCAATTGAGCGGTATATGAAGAGTCATGAACGTATTATTTTCGTTGATTTCGGTATTTCTCTAGATGAAAAATCAATTGCACAGTGTTTTGAAAAGCATGAAGGTGTTGGTTGCCTTGTTTTTCCCGGGGTGAAAGAAGGTATAGATTGGAATTTGTTCAAACATAAGGTTAAGTCTGATTCAAAAGAACCTACGGAACAGATGGGCCTTCATTTTGATACTGAAATTGGCGCGAAAATTTCGGATGATATTTATAAGGTAAAATCAACAACCTCTAAAGCCTGGTGTATGAACACTAAAAATGTCATTAAGACAATCAAGGATAAAAAATCTGGGAAATGGACAGTCAATCCTAAGATGTTTCCTAAATTCACGGAACAAGGTGTTCGAATTTATGCGTTTACAGCAGCTAAGTTGGTGATGACTTATACACATGAATGTATAAGTAATATCCTTAACGCTGCGGGTATAAGAGTCAATTAAAGTTTATAACTGAACATAAAACATGTCTATAAAGTTGGAATCCCCAATTTACAAATATGTTGTGCAATACATTCATGCAAAGTGGGGTAGTAAAGACTATTTCCCTGGTCCTCAACCGATTTCTATTGAACACAGACATTTCCCTGTTCTCAAAGGTGCAGAATACCTAGTGTGTGAGAAGACTGATGGGGAAAGGTACATGATGGTCGCTTGTATGTTTGAAGGTAAAAAGAAGTGTATATTTGTGAATCGAGCTTTTAATATGTTTGAAGTACCTATCAATCTCAAGAAGAGTGCCTATGATGGGACTATTCTTGACGGTGAGTTATACGAGGATACTCTCATGGTATATGATGCTGTTTGGGTAAATGGTGAGTCGGTGTGGAACCTCAATTTGATGAAGAGGCTTGAAGCTGCTCGGGGTATCATGAAGTCAATCATTTATATGAAATCTGACCAGTATCGACTCAAGTGTAAAACGTTTCACCAAATGAGGGAGTTTAGGAAGTTTATGGATGAGTATCTCCCAACGGTTCAACAAAAGATTGATGGTCTCGTGTTTACACCTGTCAATGAACCCATAAGAATTGGTACCCATGAGACGATGTTCAAATGGAAACCACAAGAGAAGAACACTGTGGATTTCCTCATGAAGTGGGAACCGTCTAGGGAAACACCTGGATTCAAACCTGGTACACCTGCGTGGAGGTTGTATGTACAAGAGAAGGGGAAACTTTTCTTCGAGTCGGAAATTCCATTCAATCGTATGGAAGATGAGCCATGGTTTGAAGATGGTGCAATCGTAGAGTGTAAGTATATCACATGGGAAGAACC